CGTTGCTTGGTGGTAGGAATAGACTGAAATCCTTTTATGTCAAGACAGCCTCTAGTGGTTCTCCAGCAATCGTTTTTAAGAACGGCAGCGGTGGGGCAACTCTATTGTCTATGGTGTTTCACACCACAGATGATAATCAGATAACTATTCCTGATCATGGAATAATCTTTGACGACGAGTGCCACGTTACGTTGACTAACATTGATTCTGTAACTGGTTTCTTTGGCTAGTGGCTAGAAAACGGGATAAGCAGCCCCCTAAGACAAAGAAATATTTCCGTCCGACTAAAGCCGGTGCGGGTATGACTAAGGCGGGGGTTGCTAAATACCGACGTGATAATCCTGGTAGTAAGCTTAAAACTGCTGTTACTAAGAAAAAGAACTTAACAGCGAAAGAAAAAGCTAGAAGGAAATCTTTCTGCGCCCGATCCGCAGGTCAGATGAAGAAGTTCCCAAAAGCAGCAAAAGATCCTAATAGCCGTTTGCGACAAGCTCGAAGAAGATGGAGATGCTAACGTGAAAGCAGAAGAAGTCTTAGCAAAGCTTGAGCAACACGGTGCAGAGTGCAACATGCGTTATGAACGCATCGAAGAACAGTTGCAAGAGCAAAGAATAACCTTGGATAAATTAGACAAACGCCTGTGGGGGTTAGCCGTGTTGATAGTTGCGGCAGCGGTAGCGGAGCAATTAGTCTAATGGCTATGGGACGTAGCAGTATGTCCAAGCAGGTTTCAAAGCCTCCGCAAAAGAAAAAGTGGAGTGCTAAAAGAAAGCGGTCTGTAAATTGTGCCAGACCAAAAGGTTTTTCCGAAAAAGCGTATTGTGCAGGGAGAAAGAAGCGTGGCAAAAAAAGCTAAGAAAAAGGGCGGTAAGATCTGTCCAGAGGGCAAAGCCTGGGCTAAACGAACTTTTGATACCTATCCGTCAGCGTATGCAAACCTTGCTGCATCGAAATACTGTAAAGATCCTAACTATGCCAAGAAAGCCAAAGGTGGCAAACGCAAAGGCAGAAAGGACGGTGGCTTAATAAATACTTCTGTTAAAGGCATGAAGAACGGTGGGCTTGTTGCCACAGGCTGTGGAGCAGTTATGCCTGACCGTAAAAAGAAAACAGTTAGTGTATAGGGCATAAGATGGTTGCTAAACGTGCTAAAAGCAAAGTGAAGAAAGTCATTAGTGCCTTGAAGAAAGCATCAAAGACTCATGCTGGACAAGCTAAAACATTACAGAGTGTGATCAGTGGCAAGAAAAAAAGATCCAGTAAAAGGAACCGGTAAAAAGCCTAAAGGTTCTGGCCGACGTTTGTATACAGACGAGAATCCTAAAGACACTGTTAGGATAAAGTATGCAACGGCCCAAGATGCTAGAAACACCGTAGCAAAGGTTAAGAAAGTTAAGAAACCGTTTGCTAGGAAGATACAAATACTGACCGTTATGGAACAAAGAGCAAAGGTAGCCGGTAAACAGGAACAAGCTAGAATAGCCAAGCGAGGCAAAGAAGCGATTAGGAGACAGTTTGGCAAGGCTTAGATACGACAGGTTTTACTACAAACCGTTGCCTGACGAAGTGACGGTGAGTGAAAGTGAGATAGATGGATTAGGTATTTTTGCTACGCAAAGCATAGAAGAAGCATTTGATTTAGGTAGCACACATATTAAGGTGCCTATGATTGCTGGGTATATACGAACTCCACTGGGTGGTTTTATTAACCATTCAGAAGAACCAAACTGTTATTTAGCGTTGTCCCAAGATTGGGATGACTACAAAGTCTACAACTTAGTGACTCTTCACAAAATAGAAGAAGGTGAAGAGATAGTGCTAGACTACGATATGTGACACAAGGGTTGTGCGATGGGTGAGTTAAAAAAATGGCTCAAACAAAACTGGGTACGGATCGGAACAGATGGGAAGATCAAAGGACCCTGTGGTACAAGCAAAGATAAAAAGAATCCTGATCGCTGTTTACCAGCAGGAAAGGCCAGGAGTCTTTCACGTTCCGAACGTGCAGCAACCGCTCGAAAAAAGAAAAAAGCAGGAGCGAAGGGTAGAACTGTAGTCGCTAATACACCTAGAGCAAAGGTGAGAACAAAGCGCAAAACCAAGAAACTGTAAGTAAGGAGATTGTTATGTCTAGTCAAGGCTCAAAAACTGTGAAGGCTCCAAAAACTCAGGCTCGTAATGTTGTGTCTGGCTTTGCAGCACTTCAGAGAGATAATGAAAAGCTTCGTAAAGAGCTTAAAAAGCTAAAAGATATGGGGGCCGTTAAAAAAGCCAAGGGTGGAATGGTCAAACGCGCCAAGGGTGGAATGGTCAAACGCGCCAAGGGTGGAATGATCAAGAAAGCTAAAGGCGGCATGGTCAAGAAAGCCAAAGGCGGCATGGTTAAACGGAAGCGGTAGATGGCAACTTCAGGATCAACAGACTTCGATCTTGACGTTGCAGATGTAATTGAAGAAGCCTACGAAAGATGTGGGCTTGAATTACGAACAGGCTATGACGCTAAAACTGCACGTCGATCATTAAACATTATGTTTTCTGAGTGGGCTAACCGTGGGGTAAACCTATGGACAGTTCGTCAGGGCACATTAACTGTGACATCAGGCACGGCTGCTTACACGTCAAGTAACGGATTAGCCTCTCCCATGAGCGATATTCTTGAAGTCGCTATTCGTCGCAGTGGTACAGACTTCAGTGTTGATCGTATAAGCCGTAGTGAGTTTCTAAATATTCCCGTCAAAACCACATCAGGAAGACCCTCACAGTTTTACTTCAACCGCCAAATTAGTCCTGAGATCACGCTTTGGCCTACACCAGAGAACAGTTCTGACATACTTGTGTATTACTACATCACTAGGATAGAAGATGCCGACACTTTGGTTAACACAACAGATTTGCCGTATCGTTTTTTACCTTGCATGGTTGCTGGTCTGGCTTACTATCTGGCCCTAAAACGTGCACCTGAAAGAGTGCAACTGTTGAAGGTAGTGTACGAAGAAGAGTTCCAACGTGCCGCAGACGAAGACGAAGATCGGGTGTCTTTGAAGCTTCAGCCAGATATCCAGTACATAAGGTTCTAATATGGCTAGGTACGCTTCCGCAAGAAAGACATACGGCATCTCAGACAGGTCTGGGTTTCGTTACCGTCTTCGTGAGATGCGTAAAGAGTGGACAGGGTTACTTGTTGGACCGGACGAGTATGAGCCGAAGCACCCACAGCTAGAAGCACCCAACAACATATCTGATCCACAAGCTGTTCGTGATCCACGTCCAGATCAAACAGAAACCGTATCCGTTTTCACTCTTACTGATTTAGTTGGGTCACCTACGCCAAGGTTAGTGTCCTTTGGTCAGGTAGGCGAGGTTACTTTAATCACAGCAGATGAAGCTGTCACACTAACGGGTGTCACAGCAATTGGTCAGGTCGGTTCTGTTACAGCAACAGGGGTAGAAAGTTCTCCTTCTATTGCACAAACATACACAGTCACTGTGCAATCCTATCTGGGAGCTAACAAATATTATATTGATGGAGTCAGGCAAAACACTGTAAGTTTGTCTGAAGGGAGTACATACCGCTTTGATCAAAGCGATAGCTCTAATTCAGGACATCCTCTTCGTTTTTCTACTACGTCTAACGGCACTCATGCAGGAGGGTCGGAGTACACGACAGGAGTGACAACTAACGGCACTCCAGGTAGCTCTGGGGCATATACACAAATTGCCGTAGCCGTTGGTGCACCAACTCTCTATTATTATTGTACAAATCATAGCGGCATGGGCGGGACGGCTAATACACCATGAGCTTTACACTTGCGACGTTAAAAACAGCAATACAAGACTACACTGAAAACACAGAGACAACGTTCGTCAACAATCTCCCTTTGTTTATTAGAGCAGCAGAAGAGCGTATTTTAAAAAGCGTTCAGTTATCTTTCTTCCGTAAAAATGTAACAGCCAACTTTAGCGCGTCAGACCAGTTTTTAGCGATACCAAGTGATTTTCTAGCACCTTTTTCGTTGTCGTTTACAGACGGCAGTAGTAATAAAAACTTTTTAGATTTTAAAGACGTTAACTTCTTACAAGAATTTACACCTAACGCCGCTACAACAGGAACTCCCAGATACTACGCAGTGTTTGATGTGAGCAATTTTATTATCGCACCAACCCCTGCTAGTGCTCTTGCTGTTGAACTACATTACTACTACCGACCAGGAAGTTTGACGACAGGGGGAGAGTCGGGCACAACATGGCTTTCAGAAAATGCAGAACTTGCTTTGTTATACGCTTCTCTTT